TGTAATCTCTGTCGCTGATGAGGGCACTCCCCAAAATGCCCCTTTGCAAAATAGCAGTTCATACATAGTACCTGAAAACCTGGAGGATAGTTGTTGAGGCGAAGCCAAGTGTGTAGGTGATAACCACAGTAAGCATGTGGTGAGGAGTTGCTATTCTTGGCCATTTCTTTCCTGTGCGCAGCTCCGTCACCGTTGATATGATCTATGGAAAGAAATTCCAGTTCAGTTTCTCCACAGCACTTACAGACAGGACCGCCATATGCTTCGAAGGCAGCAACTTTGTCCTTGAAGTGTCTTTCTCGACTAAGCTGCCTCTCACGATCTCCGTTTTTATGATACCTTTCTCGTTGTATTTTCATGCAATTAGGACAGCGGCTATGCCCCTTACCTACCTTCTTTCTACAATCCATGCACAGCCCCGCTCCTATGAGGGCTTTATATCGACGTGACATACGAACCTTCACACACTCTTTGCACGGACCTTCATTCCTTGCCAAAGTGGCTGCATAGAAAGCATCCCTTGGTAAATCGCGGTCGCAGTAGGAACAGTGTTTAAGCATGTTGTCGTTCATTTGATCTCCTTTAGGGTTATATTGGGCCTGAACAATACCCTTATACCCACAAGGACATCTGATTTACTGCTCTAAAGAAAAAGCGCCAGCGCCCAATTGGAACGCTGGCGCTTACTCTATCACAGACTTACCTCTACGATTCTACCTGGTTAGAAGATTTCCAGCTGCGGGAAGACGAGACCTTCATCAACCCGATTATTGGATTCTCCCAAGTCTTCCTCTGCCTTCGGGATCAAGTTCGACAGCAAGCTGTCAGCATCGTTGCTCGTTGCATCAGCGGAGTATAGCTCCAACTTGCGAACGGCTGCAATGTTGATGACAGATACTGCAATGTCTTCCCAGGACTGCCATGTGATCAGATTGGCAATCTTGTCGATGTAGAACTTGGTGTTGTTCAGGATGAAGAACTTCCCGAAGAAGTCCGGCTTCGTGAACAAGTACAGGTTCCCTGGACGAAGAATGTCAGTCTTGACCGTGCGGCAGTACGCCCTGCCCAAGAGCAGGTTGTACTTGTATCCCTCAACCGTTGTCTCAGATACGATCTTGTTACCAACATCTTCAGCAGTCCACTGAAGAATGTCATCCCAGTCAACTTCGGTCATCAGAACCATCTCACCACGCAGACGGTTTCCAGATAGCATCTTGAACATGTTCACGAAGTCTGTCTTCTGAACAGGTAGGGATGCTGATGTGGAACTGGTTGCGTGACGAGCAAGTTCTCCCTTGCGTACGGAGAACTCAGCTACCGTGCCAGCCTGAACTGTAGACCAGTTCAGAGTAACAGGAGTGCCAGTGTTACCATTGGCCTCCATCTGAAGAGCCTGTACTGCAGCCTCGATATGGATGCAGAACTCACGGTCTTCGATCTCTTGGATGTCCTTCACCGAGTTGTCTTCGATGACCTTGGTGATGGGCATTTCGTATGCCAGAAGTTCCTGCTCCGTCTTCTCGAACTTCTCCGAGGAGATGGTGAAGAAGGCGACTTCAGCACGGGGTGCACGTACGAAACGTGCAGTGGGTTGACCACGGAAGGTCATAGACATTGCCTTGCTCTTTGGCTCGATGTCAATGATCTTCACCAGTGTGTCGTGGTTGACGGACCTCTGGCAGTCTGCCCTGGTCACCTGTTGCGGCGGAATGATCTTCCGTGCAAAGGAGACTTCACGCAAACGGTCACGAATGTACGTACCAGCGTACTCTGCGATCTTCTCTTTGCCTTCGCTGCTATCCAGCTTCTGGGTGAAGAGATCATTTAGAATTCTGGAAGGAACGCTCATGTTGATTTACCTCTTGTTAGAACCTATTGTTCAAACCCAATTAGCCAAGGGTCTTGAGGAACCTTAGCCGACCACCATTGTTTGCTGGAAGACGGGTCACGTACCCTAGTACGACAGTTCCGCCACCTGCTGCAATCAGACCTGACCTCGTAATACCATCAGCCATGACAACTGAGTCCGAGATAGCCAGTGGTCCACCAAGGGCAAGACCAGCAGCTGTGAACACACGGGTGTCAGCTTCGTACGGCTTGTAGTACAGAACTGTCAGCTTTCCGATTGCCTGAACATCAAAACGTCCCTTTTCCGCAAATACTGCGAAACCAAGAACGCTATCAGCAGCACGAATGAGCTGATAGTCCAGATTCAGACTAACAAACTCTCCGTCGATGATGCAGTTTGGGTTTGTGGGATTCACAAGTGTCTTGTCAGCCACCGTGAAGTCCCTGCGACCGATGTCCTGGACATCGGATACAATCTCTAGATTTACGATCATGTGGGTGTCTCCTTGTGATGCTACTGTTGCCTTCGGTGCCTAGCTACTGAGCTAGACCTCCAAGCAGATATGACTCAAGTGCGTTCTCCCCGTTTCCATCTACATCCCCAGCTACCTTGGCCATCTCTCCATTCGGTGATGTCATGTCAATCGCCTCTTCTATTGCATCTAGCGACCGACCACTTGCATGGGCTTCCTTGATCTTGGAGACACGCTCACCCAATGAAAGGCCAAGATTGATCTTCTTGTCCTCCATTGTCTGAGCAATCTTCGTGATCCTATCAGCCAACTTGTACCCCTCTAATGCCTTCTCTGCCTCCGCCAATTTTGTCTGGAGTTGGTCCTTCTCAGAAGCAAGCTTCCGAAGGACACCAGGCACTTCGGCATAGACCTGAGCGGCCTGGGCTGCACTGATCTTAGTCTTGTTGTCCATTTGTGTTCCTCCTAGAAACTCGATCCTGTGTTGAACGGTGATGCCGTTCCCCCACCTACACCCTGACTATCTTTCTCTTTTTCTTTCTGCTTGGACTCGACGATAGACCGAACTTTCTCGGCCTTCGCCTTTGCTTCAGACGATGCGTCTGAAGCACCACCCTCTTCAGCAATCTTGCTGAGTAGGGCCCTCGCCGCTACAGCCTGAGCTGCTGAGATTTTCACCCCAGCTTCAGATGTGTGGGAGAGGTTGTTCTGAAGGACAGTGTCCGTCGACTTCTTCTGAGCTGGTTCATCAAGAACCTCACCCATCTGTTCTTTTGGCTCTGCCTTCGCCTCACGCTTAGTATAGTCTCTTGCTGCGTCGTTGCTATCGATCATTCTTCTCTGAGCTGCAGCCGGCCCAGGGAGAGAAGGCACACCTTCCTCAGAAGCAGTAGCTTCAGGAGGAACATCTGCCAGTTTCTTCATGATACCAAGAACTCGATCTACTTGACTTACTGGAGCAGCAGTCTTTGTTGCTCCAGCAGGCTTAGTCTCTGTAACCTTCGCAGCTGCTGCCCTCTTCTGAAGCAAAGCAGCACTCTGCTTCAGAATGTCCTTATCCTTCCAGGATTCATTTCCTCCCGGAGGGTCATGGATCGTAGTCTCCAAAGCCGTACCAGTGTTGGTCTGGCCAGGTGAAGCAGGGTCTGTACCTGGCTTCATTGGAGGTTGATTCTTCTCCGTTGCTTGTCCTACCGCCTCAGACTGTACACCTGGTGTAGGTGTGTCCAAGTTAGTAGGTGTGGCACCTTCACCCTCTCCCGGCCCTATCTTTGCTTCTGGTGAGCCTGAAGGAGTAGGTGGAGTAATCTCTCCCACCGCGACCTTCAAGAAGTTTTCATTGAGATACTCAATCGCACTGGCCAGTTTAAGGGCCAGAGCAGAAGAGGTCTTGGTACCCGCCTGTTCTGAGTCATTCCTCTCTGGAACAGTAGCCGGGTTATTGGGTGGTGTATTGGATGCACCGGGGCTCTTGCTCTTTGCATCCGAAATATCTGTGTTCTCTCCGTTGTGTACGGCTTCGTCATCTGAAGCTGCAAGCTTCTCACGCCTTTCGGCTTCAGACACCGTTGCCGCAACCATGCTATGTAGCGAAAACTTCATCAGGTCCTCCTAAGGATCGTACTAAAGGTGGCGGTTGTTGTCATGCCATACTCCCAATGCCTATATCGGCTCCTGCCGGAGTCCCAAAATTTGGTTGGGAATAGTTAAGGCGTGGCCCAAACTTTGCCGCCGGTTGCACCAGCTTCAGATTCAATGGACCGGGTGCAGTCGGCGCTTTCGGGAATTGAGTGTTGGTCAGTTTGGCACGTGGAGCCCCGACAGTCTTGGAAACCCAAGGACTATCAGGGGCACGGACTTCTCCGGCCACCTTGGTCAACTCTTCGAAAAACGCCGACATGCAAATACCGGTCATTGGGGTTGTTGTTGCTATTCGTTCCAAGTCACTGGGTAGCCGTTAGCTTCCAGCATCTCGAGAGCTCTACGCTCTACAGCTAGGTCCAGGGGGGACGCTGTCTTGGTCTCTTCTTTGGCGGGAGGAGCAACAAGGTTACCCTCTGGGTCTACCCAGCCGGCTTCCTTAGCCATAACTAGTGCACGTTGCTCAGCAAGAGCATCAAGAGCAGATTGATCTGCTTCGCCCTTCTTCTCGTGAAGTGCCTTATCTGTGGCCTTTCCTTCGCGCCAACCCTTACGCGCACCATGAATTTGGCCAGCAATTGATCCAAGACCGGCACCAACCAATGCACCAGCACCAGCACCTTTGCCCGCGCCATGCTTGAGTGCCTTACCTAGAGCAGCACCTACTCCAGCACCTACTCCAGCTCCAGCAGCCTGGCCAGCAATACCATGGGTTGTTGCCCTACCGATAGCTCGTGACCACTTGCCACCCGATGGCTTCTCTTCGCCGGCATCCTTTTCGATCTCCTTGCACTCTTGTGCAAACGAGTGAGCCATCACACGGCCCAGGAAGTCTGCCTCTGCCACCTTCTCCGCAGCTTCTGCTTTCTTGGCTTCTGGGGACTCTGAAGAGGACTCACCAGACTCTTTCGATTCCGGGGTCTCTTTCTTCTCTTCTCCCTCTTCCTTCTTTTGGAACTGTGGAGGAAGTTCTGCTTGCTTTTGCAATTCCACGACCATATCAGCTACTTCAGCATCGCTGAACTGGCTAAGGTCCACGTTGTTGTCCCCTGCCAGCTTGACTAGAAGCTCAGCAGCGGCCAACTTCACCTGATCATCTTCAGCATTAGCCTCTTGGCCAGTGCCATAGATCTCTGCTAGTTGTGCGTCCATGCTCATTTGGTAACTCCTGTGTGTCTCGGTTGATCGTTAGGTTCCATTGATCGGTTTCTGTGTCTTCGGGGTGCGTAGCCCCTAACATCACCGAGGTGTCACGACTTTCTCTGCCATTCTGGTCAGTTTAG